CAGAACGAAGAAAATATGAGAAAAAGATAGAAGAAGAAAATAAACAAAAAGCTGATTTAATTAAACAAAGAGAATTAGAAGAAGCTAAGACTAAACAAGACTTGGAAAAGATAATGCAAGAAAGAATCCAAGAGAAAGATCAAGAAATTAATAAGTATAAACTTAATCTTAAAAAAGAAAAGATTGACAATTCTATCTTATCTGTTGCATCAAAGAATAGAGCAATCAACCCTCAACAAGTTGTTTCATTATTAGAAAGAGAAGTTAAATTAAATGATGATGGAAGAATAGAGGTACTTGATAATAATTCTAATGTACGATATAACCCTAAAGGAGAACTTTTAACAATAGAAGATAGAGTTAACGAGTTTTTAGATACGAACCCACACTTCCGTTTAAGTACAAATCAAGGTTCAGGAAGTAAAGCAAGTATCGGTGGTAATACTGTTAAACCTTTTAACTTACAGGAACTAGACCTTAACAAACCCGAAGATCGAAAAGCTTATGCCGAATATCGTAAGCAAAGAGATTCAGGTGCAGTTAAGATTAACTTAAACAATAAATAAAATATAAAGGAAACAAACAATGGCAAACGAAAGCACAAGTTCTACACTATCGGAACTATACACAGAGATAGTGGCAGAAGCACAATTTGTAGCTTCTGAAAAATCCATTATGAGAAACTTAGTTAAAAACTATGCGATCTCAGGTGGTGGTAAAGCAGTTGAAGTTCCTGTTTATGCTAATGTATCAGCATCAGCAGTAGCAGAAGCAACTGATTTAGCAAACACAGCAATCAACCCAAGTTCAGTAACGATTACTGCATCTGAGGTTGGTGTTATGACAACATTAACAGATTTAGCAAGAAACTCAGCACCAAGAAATGTTGCTGGTGATATTGGTAAATTATTTGGTGAAGCATTAGCAAGAAAACAAGACGCAGATTTAACTGCATTGTTTGATGGCTTCTCAACTGTAATAGGAGATGGTTCAGCAGTTGTTTCATCTGCAATAATCTTCCAAGCCCTTTCAACTCTAAGAGAAAATGCTCTTAATGTTGATGAGTGTGCAGTTGTTCTACACCCTAAAATCGCTTATGACTTAAAAGCTGGTTTAACTAATACTTTTGCAAACGCAAATGCAAATGACTTAGCAAACGAAGCATTAAGATCAGGTTTTGTAGGTAGATTAGCTGGTATGCCTGTATTTGAAACTTCAAATATAGCAAACACGGGTACTGCTGGTGATTATAAAGGTGGTGTGTTCCATAAGGACGCATTAGCTATCGCTATGATGCAAGATGTGAAAATCGAAACTCAAAGAGACGCAAGTCTTCGAGCAGACGAGATTGTAGCAACTTCTGTGTACGGAGTCGGAGAAATTCACGATTCTTACGGAGTAGAGTTACACTCAGACTCATCTATCCAATAGTAGGATAATTTGTGAGGGTGGGAAACTGCCCTCGCAACTAACAAAGGAGAAACAATGGTTAAATTAATATTATCAAACGATAAAAAAATCACACTTAAAAGAGGTGATAAAACAATAACAAGAAGTCAATTAGATTACGAAACCAATAAAGCTATGTATGATTTTAGAGGTTTCAAACAAGTTCAAGATACTGTAAAAGAGATAAAAGAGGTTAAAGTACAAGACGAAAAAGTTGTGCCTTTAAAACCTAAACGAACAAAAAGGAAGAAAAATGAATCAATTAATTTGGTTAAAGAGTAGAAAAATAGCTAAATGGGTTTGGATTAAATCTAAGAATAACCCAATGTACTCAATACCTTTAGCAATAATAATCATTTATTTAATAGGTAGATAAAATGGCTAATTATACGGGTGCTGATGTAATAACTGCAAGTGATGTAACAAAGTATCAACCTGATGCTTTTGATTTTGGTTTAGCAAATAACTCAACCGAAGTTGTTAATTTTCTTGCACAAACTACTAATGATATTCTTAGACAATTAAGAATAGAATGGTGGCCTGTATATAAAACAAACATTTTTACAGATATTACAGTTCTTAATACTGCTGAGATGGTTAATACAAAAGTTAATTTAGACCAATTTGAACGTGCTGGAGTATATCTATTTTTAGGAAGATTCTATTTACCATCACTAACTAAATTCAGACCTGAAACAGAAAAAGATAGATTCGAAAGAATGGCAGAATATTATATGAGTCAATATAATTCTGAATGGAGAATGATCTTAGAAGATGGTGTAGAGTATGATGTAGATTCTTCAGGAACTATTGTAGCTAACGAAAGAGAATCTTTACACGGATATAGAAGATTAGTTAGATAATGGCTTTATCTGTTAAGATAAAAACTAATTCTAAAGCTATTGAAAAAAGATACGCAAGATTAAAAAGTAAATTTCCAAGCATTATAGATAAAGGTATACTACAAGCTGGGTTTCAATTATTAGATATTATCAGAACTAAAACACAAAAAGGTCAAGATTTTAGAGATTCAAGATTTGCACCTTATAGTTCAAGCTATTTAAAACAATTAAATAGAGAGGGTAAAAAGACAGCAGTTGATTTATTCTATACAGGTAGAATGTTAGGTGCTTTAACACCAAGTGGTAAAACAGTTAAAAAAACAGGAAAACATAAAATAACATTAGGTTTCTCTAATGCACAAATGCGTCAACGAGCATTATATAACCAAGTATTAAATGAACCTAAAAGAGAATTTTTTGGCTTTAATAAACGAACAGAAAATATTATAAGTAAACAGTTCAACCGATTCGTTTCTAAAGAATTAAGGAAGATGAAAATATGAGTGTAAGAGAAAATATAGCATCAAATTTACTAACTGTTATTGGTAACATATCTAGCCCTATAACAATTAAGAAAGCTACAAGACAACCTTTTCCAATAGACGAATTATCTGAACAACAATACCCAGCAGTAATAGTACAAACATCAGAAGAAAATAGAGATGATTCTGAATTAGGTTCAGGTGCTAAAACAAGACACGGAACTATTGATTTTGTTATATCAGGATTTGTTAAAGGTGCAGAAGCTAATATAGATACTAAAAGAAACGAATTAATCACAGCAATAGAAACTGCTGTTGAAACAGATATTACTAGAAATAGTAATGCTTTAGATACACAAGTTATTCAAGTTGAAACTGATGAGGGTTCTTTATTCCCTGTTGGTGGAATAAGAATGACTATTAGATGTATGTATGAATATCAATCAGGAACACCATAGGAGTGAACAATGGAAAGAATATTAAATAAGATACAAAAGAAAATAGACCAAATAGAGAAATTACACGACAAAGAGTCTTTATTGTGTGAAGAAGTCAAAGACCTTATTGAAGAAATAAGAGAGGATAATGTAGAGGAATCTATTGAAGCTGATGATTTAGATGATGAGGAATTTGAAGAAGACATTGACGAAGACGAAGAAAACAAATAAAAGTAGATATTATGGCTAAAGATATAAAACTATATAAAGGTAATTCAGAAGTAATTGTTAATGAAACAAATCTTGAATATTTTGTAAGTCTAGGTTATAAGCAAGACAAAGAAGTAAAAGTTAAACCAAAAAAGGAAAATAAAAAATGGCAACACATCACGGAAAAGAAGGTGTAGTTACAGTTGGTGGAACAGCAGTAGGTGAATTAACTTCATTTACTCTTGAAACAACAGGTGACGTTGTAGAGGATACAGCATTAACTGATGCAACTAAATCATTTGTAGCTGGAAGAACATCTTTCTCAGGAACTTTAGAAATGCATTTTGATGAAACAGATACACCACAAACAAGTTTAGTTGCTGGTGCAACAATCGCTTTTATTCTATTACCTGAGGGTAATGCAAGTGGCGACAGAAGCTTTGCTGGTTCAGGAATTGTTACAGGAATGTCTGTAAATAATGCTATGGACGCAGTAGTTTCAAGAACTGTTACGTTTCAAGGTACAGGTGCATTAACAATAGGAACTGTCTAATATTAATATATGTCAGTTATAGATAGAGTTAAAACTCACTTTGAGAATTTAAGAACTATTACTATTGAAGTTGATGAATGGAAAGACGAAAACGGAAATCCATCTGTTTTTTATTCTGAACCTTTAACCTTAGAAGAAAAAAACATTATATTTAAGAAGTCTAATAACTTCCAAGACTTAACTGTTCTTGTTGATTTACTTATAATGAAACTTCAAGTTAAGAACGATAAAGGCGAACATATTAAAGCTTTTAAACCTGAAGATAAATTTTCATTAAGAAAAAAAGCAGATTCTAATGTTATTGCTACTGTTGCAAATCGTATTCTTGCAGATGCTAATTACGAGGAAGCCGAAAAAAAGTAAATAGCGACCCTGAAACTAGGTCGCTTTTGATAGTAGCAGACAGACTCCACATCACAATTCAAGAGGTTTTAGAAATGCCTATAAGCCATTATAATCTTTGGTTAGCTTACTTGAAAAAAGAACAAGATGAGTATAAAACAAGAACATCACTAGCTGAAGCAAAAAGGTTAAAAACATAATGACACAAAGACTCAATATAGACATAGTAGCACGAGATAAATCAAAACAAGCACTTAATGGAATACAAAACAATCTACAAAAAGTCAGACAATCTGTTTTTAATTTAAGAAATGCTTTTATAGGATTAGGTGCTGGAATTGTTATTAAAGGTTTTGTTGATGCTGGTATTCAGATAGAAAACTTAGGTGTACAATTAAAAGCATTATTTGGTTCAGCAAAAGAGGGTGAGAAAGCACTAAAATCCGTAACTGATTTTGCAAGAACAACCCCTTTTGAACTAAAAAATATACAACAAGGTATAACTGCACTAGCAACTGTAAGAAAACAAGCAGAAGCAA